ATCGGTGCTGCGTACCGGTCGGCGGCACCGAACCAGGTGACCCAATAGCCCTGACGGTTACCCGCCCCCACCCTGACGACCCGCACCTTCATGTCCTCATCCTCCTCGTCGATGTCATGCGTCCCGGCCTTTCGGTCGCCGATGGTGGTGCTGGACGCGATCAGTCCGATGTCTATGGCGCCGGGGTCGCCATGGTCGTTTTCCGGCACCTGCGAGTGCCCGTAGTGCCCGGCACGGCGCAGCCAGGTGAAGGGCGACCTGGTGCCCCCGATGCCCGGACGGGGCGGAGGGCCGGCCGGCCAGGCGTCGGGAACGCCGTGAGACCGGGCGAAGTCCATCAGGGTGCCGAGGCCATGATGTCCGGCCTCGGTGAGGTCCGCCGTCCATGGGTTCCGGGCATACCCGATCACCTCGACCTGCAGACAGACCGACCCCTGCCGGTTTGTCTGCACCCCGCCGGGCAGATTCTTCAGACCCCGCCCGGCTACCGAGGCCGGAATGATCTGCACGATACTCCCGGATGTCGGATTGAAGACGAAGTGCACCTCATTCCCGGCGCGCATCAGTCGGGAAGCGCCGTTGGCCGCGGACAGCGAATATGGTGCCTCAAAGGTGTGCCACACCATCCGCGGCGGGCCGCCGATCATGATTCCGCCATTGTGCGATGACATCATCATCGGCACACCGGGCATCCATTCTCTAGCCATTCGTTCCACCACCACCCATCAGATCCCGTGGCGTGCGCTCGCGGGACCCCCTACCGTATGCCTGCGTCCACTTCGTCACGGCTCCGGCCAGTACGACCAGAACGGGGCCGATCAGCGCCCACGGCCCGCCGTCCGGCAGGAGTGGAACCATATCCGTCACTACCCATCCGGCCAGCACCGCGGCTACGCCGACCAGTAGGTCGCGTGCCCAGGTCGGCCACCTGTCAATCACTCCACTCATCGCCACAGCATGCCACCATCAGTCAATGAGGTACCAGCCATCAATGCTGATCTGGTCTCCGTTCGCCGGGGCGACGGGCGCCGCGTTGGTGCAGGGGGATATCGTCGATCCGCCCTGCATCGCGAAGACCGTGCTCGCACCGGCGGAGGTCGGCATGAGTAGGAGACGGTACCGGGCCGACCCTGAAGTGTCCCGTAACAGCCCGGTGCCGATCGAGTCCTCCAGTCCGAGCGAGCTGCTCATGGCCACCGGCAACGAAAAAGTGTAATTCCCCGAACCTGCAGTGAAAGAAGCGCCGGGGGTGAATTGCGCATGGAAGAACACGATCTTTCCGGCGGAAAAATACCATCCGGTAGACGTGTAGTTCGTCGGCGCCGTGGTCGACGCTGACCACACCGGCGAGTATGACGTCGACGTCACGATGACGTCCGTCGTTCGGACCTTATTCCCGGCCTGGGCCACGCTCATTCAAGCCCCCAATAATTCGGCTGATAGATGTCGATTGCATCCCCGTTGCTGTGCGTGGCGACAACGCCGTTCACTGAGCGCGTGACGGTCAGGGTGTAGCTCGGGTGGCTGCCCGAGATTCCCGTCACCGTCATCACCTCGCCATTCACCCTCACCTGGTAGTCCCCGTCATCATGTGCCCACTCGCAGAAGCTCGGCGCGGTAATGTCGACGCCGGTCTCGGTAGTGTCCAGATCCTCGGCGATGACCGCCCCCTCGCCGGACCACCTCGATCCGGCGTCGCCCCAGATCCCGACCCGAAATCCCTCGTAGGGCCAGCATCGACAGGAGATTCGGTGTGTGAAATGGTCCACGGCGTGCTGCATGCCGACGACCAGGAATTCGAGGTCGTCAGCGCCATCGTCCGCCGGGGGGTTGATCACATCGACCCGGTCGCCGATCCGTACGGCCAGCGCGGCCTTCCGATCCGCCGTGGCCGAGAAGGCCGACCTGGCCAGTTCGATCGGTAGGTCCGCCGTCCGGGGCGCATCCATCGTGCCCAGGTGCAGACGCCATGACAGCTGATCGGCCAAGTGCCGGTCGAATTCCAGGGATAGCGTGGCTGTGTCCGGTGAGACACCGGCGCCGTCCGGTGGATCGGCCGTGCCCAGCGGTCCCGAGTCGACAGAATCGCGGACCTTGCTCCCGCCATCCCGGCTCAGTTCCAGTTGATTGGCAGTCAGCTCGTCATCGTCGATCGGGGCCCAGCCGGACAGGTCGGCCACGGAGTAGTCCAGCGTCAGCCTCGCCGAGGTCTGCCCGGTCATCGACGACCGGGTTCGATAGGCCAGGGCCCACTCGTCCCGCTCAGCGACCAGGATCCCCCCGTCAGCCACGGCGCATTCGCGCATCAGGTCACCGACCGACTTGATCAGCTGAGGACCCATGTGCACGGTCTGATACCGGCCACCGTGCAGTCGCAGGATCATGCTCTCCTCACCCGCGATGCGTAACAGCCGGATCCCGGCCTGCTCATCGTTCGAGACGGCACCGGTGTAGGCGGCGAGCAGATCGTCGTCCGAAAAGGTCGAGCTGACCACGGACTGTACGGTGATGTGCCCGACCGCCAGATCAGTCAGGGCCAGATCGGGACCGACGGTCAATACCGAGGCGGAGTCGACCGTGTAGCCGACGAGGGTCCCACTGACGGCCGACCCGGTCGAATATCCCACGCCGAGGGTGGCGAAGACATAATCGACATCCGACCCGTTCCGTGACAGTGACAATGAAAGCCTAAAATGCGCCCCGTTTAGATTGAAAGCATAATACCCATCGGTGAGAATGGTCGACCCCGCAGAATCCCGGGCTATCAGTTGCAGGTTCCCACTGGAACTGAGATTGACTTCCCAGATCATCGCGGTCCCGTCAGTGACCAACTTCAGCAGTCGCTGGGTGGTCACCCCACCGTCCGGAATGTGAACCAGCATCCGGACCTGGATATCACCGGTACCTGAATAGCTGGGAATGCCGGACACCAGCGCCGACCCGGACGCCAGGGTCAGAATCGGCTCGGAGCAGGTAAAGATCGAATCGCTCGCCGGCGTCGGCGAGCCGACGATCCTCATCGATGGATGACCGTCGAGGCCACTGGCGACAGAGGTGGCATCCGCAGCGTCCTCACACGGCCAGTAGGCAACCACAGAGGCCATCGGAGCCACGGCGGAGGTCACCCCGCGGCGGTACGCCGACCCCGCCGGGGTCCTACTTCGCAGGAGCCTGGTACTCAGGTCCGAGCTGGTTGCGGCGACCGTGACGTCGGTGCCGGAGGTATCCCGCGATCTTGGCCAGGCCCGGATCTCACCGTGCCAGAGGTACTCTCGGTCGGAGATCTCCGCCGTGCCGTTCTGGGTCCAGGTATTGCCTTGCCCGTCATCGAAGGTCGCAACCCCGGCCGTCTGTGCGGTGAAATCCGGGTCCGCGACCGCACTACCACCGATCCCGTCGTACACCGCAGCTTCGTGCACCTGACCGACGAAGCGCCCGCCCGTCGTTCCGTCGCCCACGGCGACCACGGCGGTGCCGTCGTAGATCGAGGCGGTACCGGAGGTGGTGACCGCGTCACCCAACTGGGTCGTGCTACCACCGACCGAGCCGGCTGTGTAGAAGGTCGTGACGTGATTTCCGCTCCCGTCATTGACATCCATCGTGACCTTGATAGTCAGGCGTCCGATCTCGATCGGCACAACGGCGGTAGACGTCTCGGCATGCGTGGTGGTGCCATCATCCGACCAGTACCAGGTAATGGTTCCGTCATCATTCGGGTTTATCGCCCACGACCGGTTCCCGACCGCCGAGGTCCATTTACTGATGATGACCGTGCTGGTCCGCCAGGATTTCAGGGTGACATCCACCCAGACCTCGATGTCTCCAGTGATGGACAGTGCCGCCGAGTCCGGTGTCGAGCTGGTGTTGTTGTCGCCGGCACTACCGCCGAGGATCCGCAGGTAATTCTCCGCCGCATTCACGGAGCACCGGTGTGGGGTGTTCCGGCCGATGACCCCGTAGTAGGTACCGGACTGATTCCGCGGCGAGTAGTCCCCGGATCGGTTGTCCAGGGTGAAGACGCAGGAGGAGGTGCTATCCAGGCTCCGGTCCCCCTGCGGACCATGATTGATCGTCGTGGCCCCACGAGCGTCGCCCGTGACATCGACCCACCCGCCGAGGTACAGCTCGTGCTTCAGTCCGGTCACCATCATGCCCCCAGCGCCGCGGTGACCCCGCCACGGATCCTGATGTTCTTCCGGAGCCAGGACATGAACTCATCCCCGGCGGAGCCGCCCACCCACTCGATGACCAGTGCCTGCACCCCACCCCGCCCCCCGGTGGCCGTGGCGAGCATCCGCTCAGTGTCGGGATTGCTGTGCACGGTGGAGCCGGGGGCCGTCTCGATCAGCTCCCGGCCGTGCTCGCCGACCATGATCAGTCCACTGCGGGGACCACCCCCCTGCGCCCCGATGATCCCACCGTGGGCGAAGGCCGTGGCGCGGCCGGGCTTCGCATTCAGTACGCGCTCGAAATAGCCCGTACTGACCCGCGTTCCATTGACCTTCGAGATCACGTCGACGGACACGGTTCTGCTGTGGATCCCGGCAAGCGCAGCATTGGCCCGGTCGCGGAATTTCTGGAATTCCTTGTCCGCCGCTCTCAGCTTCGGACCGATTCCGGGGATGAACCCGAAGGCGACGGCGGCAGCATGCAGGATCTGCCCGAGGCCTTGTAGCCAGACGTCCACCATTGCCCGGAATACGGTCCATAGCGGCTTTATCAGTGCGGTGGTGAACTTGATCTGGTACGACAGTGCGGCGATGGCCACGACGACAGCACCGATGACCACCCCGGCGACGGTGCCGAGGGCGATGCCGAGGGCCTCCAACAGTTCCATCCATGGCACGCCTGAATTCCTGGCTCTGTCGATCGCGTCCTGGAAATTATCCATCGCCACCTGGATCAGTGGCATTGCCTTGTCTACAATGCTCATGATCGTGCCGTAGTAGCTCTTGGCGTAAGAGATGAGTCCGTCAAGGGCCGCACTAAGCGCGGGAATCAGGTTATGTGACAGTTCGGAGATGACCGGGCCGGCCTTAGCTCGCACATCGTCCCAGACCGGAGCCAGCTTCTGACCGATCTTCTCGGCCAGGTCCACAGCGGCGCCTCCCGTGGCTGTGAACCCTGCGCTCATCTTGCGTTTGAAGCGTTCGATCTTCGCACCGGACGTTTCCTGCATCGCCCTGCCCGCGGCGTCGGTGGCGCCGGCGACCTGCCCGAGAGCCTTGACCGCCTCGCTCGGGTCCAGGGCGTACAGGGCGTCGCCGAGGTCCTCGGCCTTGGTCCCGAAGAGTTGCACGGCCGCGGCGGAGCGTGCGATCGGATCCTTGATTCCGCGCAGCCGGTCCAGCGTCAGGTCCAGGGCCTTGTTGGCCCTGGGGCCGCCCGCGGCGATGTCCTCAGCCATTCGCTTACCGGACAGGCCAAGAGCCTTGAAGCCAGCTGCCGTATTCTTCGAGCCGTCGATTGCCCGGATCGAGAATTCCTTGATGGCATCCGCAACGGTGTCGGCGTCCCGCGCTCCGGCCTTCAGGCCTTGGCTGAGCAGTCCTGTCATCTGCTGCCCGGAGATACCGACCTTCCGGAACTGCGTTCCGTACTCCGTCACCGTTTCCAGTAAATCATCGGCCTTGTTGGCCGACGACTGAAAGCCTTTGGTGATGATATCGAATGCCTCATCGGCATTCCCAGCCAGGCCCGTGCGCAGCAGCTGCCCCACGGCGGCAGTCACGCCGCCGAGGTCCTGGTCGAAGGCCTGCGCGACCGTGAGCGCCTTCTTGCTCAGGCCTTCAAGGCCGCCCGCGGCACCTTTTCCGAGGTCGCCGATATTCTTCGTAACTCCTTCGATGGCTGCATTGACCTCTTCAAGACTGTCACCGAATCCGGCCGCATAGACATGGCCGGAGGTCTTGCCCAGCCGCTCGGCATCAAGCCCCGCGGCGCCGAGGCGGGCGGCCAGCCGGGCGTTCAGCTTCTCCCGGTCGAGCGCCGAGGACACCGCACCGGCCAGGGCCACCCCCGCAGCCAGTCCTGCACCCGCGGCTCCAGCGGCGAGCATCGGGCCCATCGACCTGAAGCGGGCGCCGATGCCCTTGGCGGTCCGGTCAGCACCGTGCCGCGCGCTCTCGAACCCATGCCGCGTCTCATCCCTGGACTTGACGACGATCTCAATATCGTTGCCCACCCTGGCTCACCTCCCCCCGCCTACCGGTACGGGTCCTGCGCGTCCTCGTCGGGACGACCGCGTTTTCTTATCGCCAGCATTCGCAGCAGCTCGACGTCCTCTGCCAGCAGGGCACCGGGAAGGACATGGAATTGCTCGCACAATCCGCAGACGAGCTCAGCCCAGATCAGCTCGTCGGGCTTGGAGACGACACCTCCATCGGAATCAACTCCTCCAGGGACATCCCGCCAGAGGTCGAGCCTGCGTCCAAAGGGTCCGGAACACCGGCCACGGCCGTCATCCACTGCATCACGATCTCAAGGAAGAGATCGAGGTCGATGGACAGAACCCCGTCCCGCGTACAGGGAACGGGGCTCCCCTCGTCGTCCTCCATGTTCCACTCGATGAGCGCCTCGGCGAACTCCCCGGCCAGTTCGCCCATCGCCGCCAGTCCGCCGGAGACACCGGGGTCGGCGACATCGTCCTTTCCGCCGGATATCTCGATCAGTGTCTGCAGGCGCAGAAAAGCGCCGATCGGTACGGAGGTGGCCCGGACCACCAGGCCGGCCAGCTCCGGGTCCTCGAAGGTCAGCCGGTAGACCTTCGGCCTTGGACGGAACCCCATCTCACCGCCCCCTTACGCCCAGGTCGGAACGGTGCCGTCGGCGAGGACGCCAGGTGCTGTCCAGGTGAGCTCGCCGGAATTGGACCTGCTCAGCTGATAGTCGGTGTAGAGCAGCTCCCCTGCAAGGGTGACCCCCGACTGCGTGAGTGTGGTCGTACGATTGACCGACGTCGAGGTGACCGTCTTGAAAACGTCGTGCGATTGATTCGCCGCGACATTCAGCACCCCGTTCGCAGTGACCGACATGTCCGCCAGCAGGAGCAATCGTTCCATTGCCGACTTGTCGACGCCGGTGATGTCCTGCACGCCCCGGGGAGTTGAGACTGTGAAGTTCGTGATGTCGTTGATGATGGCCCGCGCGGTTCCCGAGCTGTCATCCACCGACAGCGTCGTCATCGCGAGTCCGGACTGCTTTGCCATGGCGCTCCCTTCTCCGTGCAGCCTTAGCCGCGATTGAGCGCCTCGACGAGGCGCTCCTGATGCTCACCGAAATCATCGACCCATTGCTGTCCGGTCAGCAGACGTCGGTAACCAGTGGGGTTACCGCGCCAATCACCGTCCCGGACAATGAAAAGCTCCGGACGCTCCAGTGGAATCCGATGCCTGGCCGCGGCGAAGCACCGTTGCCCAGGCCCGAATGTGTACCTGTGGAACCCGCCCTGCAACGGCTCGATCCGCATCCACTTCCGGCCGGACGAGCGAATGACACCCTCGTCTTCAGAATCGGCCAGGACCGTAGTGGTCCAGCCGTGTAGGTACGGCGGACACTCCACCTCGGCACAGGTCGCCTTGCGCCAATGCGTGCGCAGCGGCCTAGCGAAGTTATACGTCTTGTAGGACTGGACCGGCATTTTTGGCTCGATCCGGAACGGTGTCATCATCCGAAAAGCACCTCCGTGTAATTCCGGACCACGGCGACCGCGAAGACCAGGCTGGTAAACCCCCCGGTGGTACTGGTCACCACACGTAGGTACTGCTCCACCGTCAGATCCCGGGCGGTCTGGATCCGCTCCGTCGTCGGCCCCGAGGTGACCTCGGTGAATACTCCGCCGGTCACCGCAGCCCAGGCGTCGCCCGACCCGTTGTCCGAGGACTCCTCGAAGCTGATCGTCACGTCCGTGCCGGCGAAGCTGAACACCTGCAGGTAGGCCTGCAGGCCGAAGTCGGTCTGCGCCCACAGGCCACCAATCCCGGCACCGTTCGTCGCCCCGGTGTCGGTCCTCTTCCCTGCAGTCATGAGCCAGGCCCATTCGAGGCCATACCCATTCGCCTGAGCCTGGACGCCGAAGGTCAGGCCACCGTCGCCCCCACGGTTCGGATCATAGTTGATCTGCTTGGAGACCAGGCAGGCCGCTTGATTTCCCTGCGTCGTCCCACGGCAGTACATCAGGTGTACGTCCGTCGTGGGGAGCGCGGACAGTACGGGATGCGCCTGGCCTGCGGCCGGATTGAAGAATGCGGTGTATTCGATCCTGCCGTCCCGGATCCCGCCGATCCGCTCGTAGCCGGACGCGTTGATCCCGGTGACATCGAGAGCGGTCGGGCCGCCACCGATCGCGCTGAGCGACCCGATATCTCCGGACAGGTCATACCCGCCGACGTAGAGGTTGTCGCCGAGGCCGGATTCCTTGCTCATTTAGACACCTCACTCGGCCTGGGTAAAAAGATCATTGACGATGCAAGGAATGCTGACCACGGCGATTCGGTACTTCTTACCGTCCTGATCCAGGTATCCCATGCGCATATTCAGCCCCGCCCCGTAACCACCCAGCAGGTCAACATCCCGGACGTTGCCGCCGAGGGTGAAATCACCACTCACCCGTCCCATGAAATCGATGGCAACCTTGCCCATGACCAGCTCCACGGCGTCGCGCGGCTCCACAAAGGCCGAAGCGTACAACCTCGCCTGCAAGTCGAGTAGCGCCGAAGTGGAGGCCAGGCCGGAGGACCTGACGGGAGAGAGGCCGTTTAGCCAGAACGAAGCGAAAAGCTGGTCGCCTACCTCCGGCGCACTCTTCGGCTCATGCCCGGTCACCGCGGCGAACCACCCGGACGCCTGTGCATGCGAGCGCAGGACGTCCAGGGTCGCGGTCAGGTCAAAAGCCATTACCACGCACCTCCGCCCAGCTCGCGCAACAGAATGTTCAGGGAATTCCTGATGATGATTTCTTTCCGGCCATCGACCAGATCATGTGCGCGACGAAAAGCCTGATACCCCTTGAATCGGGTGGTCCGATTACGCCGTGAGACACCTTCGAGCCAGGCTCCGTAAATAATCCCCCGGTCATGCACGATGATCTCGTCGTAGTCCATCCTCTCCATGGTGATCTGTGTTTCGTAGTACGGGGTCGGGACCTGAATCTTCCGATTCAGCCGGTCCTGCACCTTTTCGATCACCACGGAGCTGATGTCCGCCGTAGCGGACTCGACGAAGCGCTCGACGATCGCCTGCGCCCGGCCGCCGAGGACCGGGCCACTCGTGCTGATCTCGACACTGATCATGAGTCACACCACCCAGGGGCCGCGGGAGCGGTACAGGTCGCTGTCCTCGGCCTTCTTGCGCAGCGCGGCCAGTCCGGCACCGGAAGCATTTCGCTCACCCTCACCGGATCCCACGGTCCGGGCATAGGCGGAGCGCTCCTGCATCAGAATGTTCTGCGCCTCGGCGAGTGCGAGCGCGCGGACCAACGACGGGTAGGCCTGCCTCAGCACCGGACTGGCCGTGTCGTGCGTCGCCGCGGTGCTTCCCAGCGCCCCACGGGTCACATTCAGGGTCCGCGGGGCGTAGATGTCGGTCGCTGTGGTGTGCGTCGCCAGCACACTGCCGTCCACAGCCCGCTGCACCAGCAGCGTATTTCCCGCGATGTCCAGGATGAGTATCCGCTCAGAGTCGATAGTGATCGTCTCGCCCTCGGCGAAGGCGGTCCCGTCCCCGACGGACACCGACGAGTCGGACAGTGCCGCGGTCAGGGCGCCGGCAGTATTGACCCCGGAGTCGAGCAGGGACCGCGAGGTTATGATCATCCTCTCAGAGCCGATGGTGATCAGGTCCCCGGCGTCCAGGTCCGGGCAGGCGCCGACATCGATACCGGTCTCCGTGGCGTCCAGTGCCTCGGCGGAGGTAGCCGCGATGGTGGTGCGGTCGTCGTAGCCGGTGTCACCGACGATGACGATCGACTCCTGCCAGGTGTCCCCCGCGGTGAAGGACGCGGTCCCGGACAGCAAAATCTCGATCCGGTCGTACGGCGGTCCCTCGGCCGGTCGCAGAATGTAATCAGTCCCCTCGGTCAATGCCGTCCCGGCGACGGTCAGGCTGGTGATCGAGACGAGCTCGTACTCCTCCAGCCAGAGCCGGTACGAGGTCCCCTGCCGCCAATCCGGCCAGTCGAACTTGATGGTTCTGGTCTGCGGATAGAACGTCCGGTTCAGCAGGTCATCCACGGCCTGCGAGCCGGTCTCTACGGCACGCTCCAGCTGCCGGCGCAGGTAGGCCGTGGTCCGCACATCGGATGCCGCTCGCAGGTCCCCCACCGACGCGTAGCACGCACGTGTGATCGCCACGGCGCACCTCCTGCTTCCCGGGGGTAGACCTACCCCATGATGCTACGCCGGTCGCCAGCCGTCGTACGGACAGAAGGGCCGGCCGTCCGGCCCGGTGACCAGCGGCTCACCGTCGTTCGGGCAGGCGGACAGGGGTGGTTGTGTCTCCGGCTTCAAGGCGCTGATCAGCGATTCCCAGCTACCCATTATCGCTCCTCCTCCAGGTGGTGTTCGAGGTGGCGACGCAGCCCGGAGCCCAGGCCATTGATCGCCTCGCGGTTGGACTCCACGGCCCGGGCCACGGCGGACAGCTGGCCCGCATGCCTGGCCGATTCCTCGCGTAGGACCCGCAGATGTTCCTCGATCCGCGTGGATCCGCGCAGTAACTCCGGCACGGTTCCGTTGGCGACCGGAGCGGAATTCACCGCAGCCATCTCGCTGCTGGCCGCGGCCCTGGCGGCCGCGGCCCTGGCGGAATTAGCCCGGATCGCAGAGATACCGCCACTGATCGCCGCGGCCAGGGCCGCGCCGACCGCAGCCCAGGGGCTCGGATCCACAGGCATGACACCTCCCCCTCTCTGTCGACCCCGGCCCGGGCATGGCGGATGGGGGGCGCCACGCCCGGGCCGGGGGGCTCATCAGGTGGTTGCGGCCGTCACCGTGGCGCCGCTGGTCAGGGCGACCCAGGTGCAGTACCACTGAATCGCACCATCGGCCCCCGCGCCGGTCACCACGGACTCGATCTCACCCGTGGTCGCGACGAATCGCAGCGGCTCCCCGCACCCCTTGACTAGTGATGGCGTGTTCGTGGTGCCGTCCTGGTCATACTGACCCGCAATCACGGTACCGGCCGTGGTGTCGGTGGTCCCGAGGTCGGTGGCCGTCGCCACGACCACGGTGTCTCCGGCCGTGGGATCGGCCTGGACATTGACCGTATTGATCCCGGCCATCGTGGTGGTGCACTTTCCCCACATCGCCGTGATCATCACCTCGCCACCGGCCACCGTGAAGATCTGGTGCGTGGCCGCGCCGGAGAGCGTCTGCAGCTGACCGGCGACGTAGGAGCCGAGCACGGCATTGCGCAGCAGTCCGGCCTCATTGTAGGTCGTCATGAGCTACCTCCTCAGGTCAGCCGCTGCGGCAGGTTGGCCGGGGCGCGCTGCGCATTCAGCCCGTGCAGGATGTACAAGATGGCGCCCAACTGAGCGTTGCTCCCGACGTCGCCGACGTTGACGGACAGGTGCGTGTACCCATCCGACAGGGCCGCCGCGGACACCTCGATGACGATGAGGGTGTCCGTCTCCGCCCAGGTCGCATCCGTGGCCGTGGCCGCGGCGGTCTGGGTGGTCTTGGTCCAGGTCTCGGCACCGTCGAAAGCCGTGGTGTCGCTCTTGATGTACCAGTGATCGATTTCCACCAGGTTCGCAGAGGTGCCACCGGTGTAGGCGGTGTGCTCCTGAAGGGTGTACGTCGGGTCATCCCCCGCCGTGCCGATTCCCTTCACGATCACGATCGTGCAGCCCTGCACACCTTCCATGTTGACGCGAATTCCGGTCTGCGCGGTCTGCAGATCGACCGCTCCATCCGTGAAGGCTGGAACGATATCGAAAAGTCGTCCGAGTGCTTCCATTGTTCTTCCTCTCCGCCCGGGGTTTCAATGCCGGATCGGTAAGGGCCTACCGGGACGGCGGGAAGCAGGTCTTCGCTTCCCGCCGTCCCTCGGCCGCGAGCCGTCAGCTCCGGGTCGCGAGGCTGACGCAGTAGGACAAGGTGTTGCCGCTGTTCTTGGGGGTGATTGCGGACTGCAACCACGGCATCCCGTCGACACGGTTGATGATGCGGTAAGCCGTCTGGTCGTTCTGGAACTTGAAATGAGGCGAGCTCATCGCCGACATCACCTGCCGGTCACCGATCAGGTAGAAGCCGAAATCGACGAAGTTGATATCGCCGACCGTCCCCAGCGTGGGGACCTTCTCGGTGAAGAGCACGGGGCGCCCGAGCAGCGTCCCGTACGGAGCTCCGGCGGCCCCGTTGGCCGGGATGTACACCGGGACGCCACCCGTCCCCACGGCCATGCTCATGGTCATGAGCTGGGGGAGGGTGTCAATGCTGCACACCCATACGGCCCGCATCAGGGACGAGGGAAGCATGCGACAGTACATGTCGACGATGTTCTCCCAGACGATCGTCGCGGCCGTCTGGTTCGTCTGCTTGGCTACGGAGATAACCCCGGGTCCCTTGAGTGCCCCGAGGGGCTGGCCCACGCCATTCCCGACCAGGTAGGCGTAGTCCTCGTAGAAGCCCATCGCCTCGGGGAAGATCTGATCCAGGAAGGCCTGGAAGCTGATCGCCGAGTCCGAGATCAACTCGTTCGGGACCTCGGTATAGGTGGTCAACTTCTTCGCATCCAGCACGACACGGCCAAAGGACGCCGCGGAGCTGGTAAGAGCGGCCCCCTCCTCGGTCCAGTACCCGACCACGCCGCCGTAGACGGACGATGCGTTCGAGGTGGAGTCCACGGCGGGGAAGGGGATGCGCAGCGTCTCCATCGGGATGACTCGGGCTCGCGGCCGGACAATGGCCGTCTCCAGCGAGACGCGCAGCATCTCGCTGCGCAGCGTCTCGGGGATGAGGAAACCGCCCTCGCTCGGCACGCTGGACCCGAAGGCATTCCGGATCTTCTGCAAGCGCGTCTGATCGGCCGCCGTCCGGTTGCTGTTGTGCCAGATCAGCCGGAAGAAGTCGGCGGAATTGTCGACCTCACGATCGATGACCGCACCCATTGCGTGCGCGTTGTAGATCTTCGTCCCGTCCAGAGTTGCCGCGGGGGCGGGCCTGGTCTCCGGGCGCAGGTCGGGCCGGGCCGCATCACCGTTCTCCCTGAGCCAGGAAGCCAGCGTGCGGTCCACCTGCTCACGGACCTGAGTGGCAATTTCCTCATGCTTGTCCATGACAACCCTTGCGTAGGTCGTCACGAACTCAGAGAGCTTGCCCTGATCAATGACGATCCGCTGCATGAACTTGGGATCGTCAAAGCACGCGTTCAGTTCGTCCGGAGTTGTCGGGATGACGATTTCGTCAACCTCAGGCATGTAGTGCCTCCCTCAATGCCTTGTCGAAGGCCGACCTGTCGAAGGTCGACCTGCCGCCCTCCTCCTCGCTGTTCGCCGCTTCCGGCGGCGCCGGTCTGTTGCTCAGCACGTAGCTAAGCCCGGCCTCGAAAACCTCACGGTCAAGACCGGAAAAGCCGTTTCCTCCACGCTCGATCCCCTCTGTGAGTGCCTTGCGCAGGGCGGAGAAATCGCCAACGGACAATTCTCGGTCATCGACCCCCGCCGGAGGATCATCCTCCGGCGGTACGCTCACCGGCAGGCGATTTTCTGGCGGGGCCGAGTCGCGCTTCTTCTGTGGGGTAAAGCACTCATCGGCCAGGCCGACGTCCACAGCCTGCTGTCCGGTGTACCAGGTCTCCGCCCGCATCCGGGTGCGCCAGCTCGCCGCGGAAGACCCGGATGCCTGAGCGTAGATATCCGCGATATCTGCGCTTATCTTGTCGAGGAGGTCACCCATTACGTGCATGTCCTCCGCGTTGCCGACGCACAATCCGGACGCATCATGGATCATGACCTTCGACTGCTTCCCGATCATGATGCGATCAGCAGCCTGGATCAGGAATGATGCGGCAGAGGCGGCGACCCCGTCGATATGAGCTGTCACCTCGGCGGGATGGGCGTAAATGGCCGCCATGATGGCCAGTCCATCAAAGACGTTACCGCCGGGGGAATTCACGTGCAGGTCGATCGCCTTCACGTCGAGCCCGTTCAGTTCCCGCACGAACTCGTCGGCGTAAATCCCCCAGCCACCAATCTCATCGAAAAGGTAGATGTCCGCCCGGTCCGACGAGGCATTGCCGATCCGGTACCAGGCACCCTCGACCCCGGCTGAGGGGGGTGTGGCGGCACGGCGCGCCGTCGCAATGGCGGAGTCGTAGCGGTCGCCGATCGACAGCCTGCCCTTGATCCTCACGTCGCCGCCCCTCCAGGTTGACACTGATTGCCACTGACGTACATTAGCCGTGAGATGAGGCCGGGGCGCGATCCCCGACGATGCCCCGGCCTCATCTCCACGGATCCTTTTCGACCCACTTCTTCCAGTCCGATCCTCCACGCCAGACGTACACGATCTGACCCCGGCATCGGTCCCTTCCGAGGCAGTGAACGTATCCACGTACAGGGTATGTCCTCAGCCAGGGCTCGCCTATGTCGTCAGAATTCCCGAGCCACTTGCCGTGCACGGCCCGACAGTTCTTGCACGTGGCCGTGTCGAGGACCTCACTGCCGTACAGGGCCTGACTTGGGCCGGCGCGCGCCGTCGACGCCCGGCCTTCCCGCTGCGCCCCGGTGATCGCCCCGCCGATCACATACTCCGACTGTGCGGTGGTCAGCGATTCCAGGTGTGTGCCGACCGCATCCGCCACCAGGCTCCCGGCCCCGGAAGGCGCGCTACGTCTTCCCCACCAGCGAAGTGCCTCCCTGGTGGCGGACATGATCAGCCCGGCACCGAGGGTCGCCGCCGACACCTGCGCCGAGGCGGCGAGCAGGGTCCGGTCCGGCCGGCCGACACCGATCTCGACATCCTGATCCGCAGCCTCGGCCGCGGCGTACTCCGCGGCCCAGGTCGCGGCGGCGACGAGCACCCCCTCGATCTCGGATGCCTGATCGAAGGTCTGTAGTGACAGCTCCTGCAGTCCGACCAGGTTGCCGGCGTCCTCGATGGCTGCCACCTGATCGATCAGCGAGGTGATCAGTGGGGCGCTGAGCTCGGGCCAGCGAGAGATGATCCCATCAAGCCTGGACTCGAAGTCGTCCTGCAGATCGGACATCCCGGGGAGCGCCTCGTCCGGTAACTCACCGGGGATCCCCTCCGGCGGGCTCGGTACTGGAGGGGGGACATAGTCGTCATCAGCCATTATGCAGTCCACACCCCGGGCACTCCCCGTCCCGGACGGCGATCCGCCCGGACGGCACTCTGTCGACCCCGCTTCCGACTGGGCGGATCACCGTCCGGGGCGGTCTGGGCAGGCCGGCGACCTCGGCGGCCCAGACCGGGTCACCACCGGCGCCGACCAGCGCGGCCCAGGCCGTCGTCCTACTGCCGCGCTCGGCATTTTCCGCCTCCTCATCCTCGGGGGATGCGGAATCCACCCGCCAATACACGTCCGGGTCGGATGAGGGGAAGAACATCCTGGTCAGCCGGTCTATGCCACCGACGAGCCGCTTCATCTGCGGGTTGATGATGTGCCTGCCGACCATGTACTCATCGGCCTGGGCCGTGGCGCGATTCACGTGGCCGGAATCGCCGAGCATCGATGATGGCCACCGCCATGCCCGGCGAATGATCTCATGATTTACATCTCTCAGTTCCCTGAACTGCATATCACGCATGGTGAATTTCCTGTCGATCCATTCCCCCTCTTCGAGAATGGCGACCCGGTGCGCCCTACTGACCCCCGAGTGCTGCTCCTCCCAACGACTACGCAGTCTGCGGAATTCGGCATCGGAGAGCTTGCGCCCGGTCTTGACGATTCCTCCGGGCTCGGCCGAGTTCAGGAAGAAATTGCGGTTCCACTCGGCTGTATACCGGCTGGCATCGACATCGACGAGAATGGACTGGACCGGTCCCAGGCCCCGGTAGGGGTCTACGGGATTCGGCCTGCGAATGAAAATTACTTCATCGACATCGAAAGGAATGCGCTGACCACCGGGGGAGAAATACACGTATCCGGCAAGGAAGTCTTCTGCCGAGGGGACCGGCTCCATCCGGTCCGGGCGGACCGGCCACAGCTCAAGCGGCATCGGGGAGAGCGGGCTTCTGGCGATGATCCACCATGCCTCCCCGACCAGGTTGAGATGTTGAAGGGAGATCTCGACGATTTCCTGCCATGAAAAATGCGGGTTGGCACTCAACGCGTCAAGGAGGACGTGCCGATCCACCTCGACGTGCGGCGCATCCGGGTCCACCCCCGGCCTGGGCTTGCGCATCAGGTGCCAGTCCAGCTGTGCGCCGTCGGTGGCGATGCCGTCGACGATACTGAAGATTGTCCCGAGGGACCCCATCGACTCCAGTTGCTGGGTCCGGCCACCCCCGCCGAAGAACCCACCGAGGAACTGGACGCCCGGGGGGACGTACGGGATCGGTGCCTCCCCGCTCCGCAGGCGCCGCGCAGCCGAGGTCACATCAGAGATCGCGCTCATCCGTCGACCCTCCCCTCTCGATCCGGTGCTCGACATAGAACATCGCCACGGCGGCGGTCAGCAGCCCAAGCGGGCGAGAGACGTCCCACGCGGCCAGCACCATCAGCGTAATTGCCAGGGCAAGGGCCGTGGTGGCCGCCACGGTCCGGCGCAGTAGCACGGCCATCCGGCGCCGCTGCACCTGTATCAGGCTGCGCAGTGGTGCGGCTCGACGGACCGGCCCTGTCAGTAGTCCGGCGGATCGTCGGCGCTGGACCTCGACCAGATCGGCACGTAGCGCCGGATGCAGATCCTGACGCACGTTTTCCAGCCGGTCGAGCAGACTACTGACCTCGATCGGAAGCTCGGTCACATCCACCGAACATTCACCCCACCCCTACTCAGCTCCATCACCATGTACCGCGTGGCGTCCATACCGTCATCCTCGATCTTGCGTGGCTGCTCCCGCGGCCTGCGGCCGGCACCCAGGTCCCAGACGTAGCCCCCGAATTCTTCCGTTGTGCAGGTGGGACGCCTGGCCTCGACCAGTTCGGGGTCGCGCCGGACCACCGAATCACGCATGAAAAAGATCCGCGGTCTACCGTCATCCTCGACGGCGAGCCTGCCCTGTACGGCCTGGATTCCGTCGATGACCCGCTTGTCCGCGGCTACCGTGCCGATGCCAATCTCCGACTCTAGGGTGTCGCGCCCCTCGGCGTCGTGATCGGCGACGATCCGGTCTGGCTGCGGCTCGGTCCACACCCATTCCAGCGGGTCAACGTCGTTTCCGTTCGCGTCGGTCCAGCTCTGTGGGTCGGTGACCTCACGCAGGATATCGCGGGCCCACTGCTGGACGCGGCGACGGGTCCCGTACAGCTCCCGGTACAGGTACATCCGGCCGTCCCCATCAACGGCCCAGCACTGCAGAACGAAGGGGTGGACGAAACCGAAATCCACCGACCAGTAACGAGGCCAGTCCTCGGGAATGTCGAAGCGGTCAATCAGGTGGACCGCCGAGTCATACTCCTCGTAGATCGCCCCCTCGGCGGAGACCCAGAGACCATGCTTGAGCCTGGACTTACGCACGCCCGTCAGCCGCCCCAGCCTGGCCAGGTATGCCGCGCCGCGCTCGGTCTCGCGCCCCTCGTCATCGACCAGGACCGGATTGTCCGAGTGCCGGGATTCCAGGATGACCAGGTCGCCACGGCTCTCACGCCGCTTGATCCAGTGCTCCGGGGAGTCGGGGTTCGTATCTCCGAAAAGCTGCTGATAATACAGCTTCCCATTTCTGAGCCGTGAGCTGAGCGCATCCCAGTCCGCCTCGGTCAGCTCGATGAGCTCCTGAACGTAAATCAGGTCATAATCCGATGACATAATTTTCGTCGGATTATCCATCCCTCCGAGCATGATCCTGGCCCCATTGGGATATCGGTACTGCGCCGGCTCCTGCTGAGACCCGCCGTAGTAGTCGACGACCCCGGCCTCGATGGCCTGGGCAACGACCTTCTCGCGCCAGGTCACCAACGCCGTGCTCGTCATCGAAGCCTGTGTTTTCCGGACGATCAGTCCGCGGACCCCGGGAGTGGCCAGGCAGATCAGGTGCAGCTTCTCTAGGCATGCCATGCTCTTCCCAGTCCCGGCAGGGCCAGAGAGCAAAATTTCGGGATCCTGCCTGGAGAAAATTTCCAGGCAGGATCCGCGGGGTGAGTACTCGTGGGAGTACTCGGCAGAGATTGTCACGGGCCGTCCTCGTGCTCGACCGCGAGCCAGTGGCGCAGCCCCTCCGTGTTCATTGTCCCGTCTCCGCCAAGACAGCGGCCACTAGTCCGGCCGGCGAAGGTGCCCGCTCCCACACCCCGAACTGCTGCCCGCACTGGCGGGCGACATAGTCCTCGAACCTCGGTCCGGTCACCGTGCACTGGCTGATGTAGCCGGATCTGTAATTGTGCTCGATTCCCCAGTCCAGTGCCTGCATGTCATCCCGCCTAGCCTTCCCCGCCGTCTGTGGGCGAGGGTCGAGGAGGTGAGGTTGGGGGTGGGATCGGGAGTGGGGCTGAATTCGACGGATCCACCGGATCCGATGGTGACGATGGCGGGCCGGAGTCTGATGGTGACGGTACTGCCGGCCGGGGATGCGTCCGTTCAGCGACCGGGCGCGCCGCTGTGGTCACCGGATGGGGGGCCGTTGCCGCGCCCCGGCTCTTGGGTAGGGAGGGGGTTCGTCGCGGTGTCACGGTCATGGTGGGCCCGGCGATCAGGACGGTGACTGCCGGGTGAGGTTTCGACCCGGTGACGGCCGTCGCGGCCGGCCGGGGCTGTGCCTCGGGCGTCCCGTACTGAGGATCCGCCGGGACCGATATCACCGGTACGCCAAGAATCACCCCGGTCAGCGCTCCGGCCAATACGGCCATCGCCAGACAAGTGATGACCACCTCGGCGGACGGTCCACCATGCCCCCGCTGGGGTCTGGGACGGGGACGGATGAATTCGGTTGTTTCTGCCCGGGTAGTTTCGATGCGCTGTGTTGCCCCGATACCGAGCTGCGCGGTATCGGTCATCCCTTTCATTCCCCATTCACTCCTGTCAGATGCTCCCGAATCATCTTCAACTCTTCGACCACGGCGAGCGTCGCCAGACCGAGACCGACCTGTGCTGCCACCGCAATCTCACACCACTCGTCAGGACTTTCGGACTTCATGGAGTCCTGCAGTGCCGACAGCAATAACTCTTTCGCCGCTGCGGCGGGCGGCTGCTTCAACTCCCTACCCATTCCTTCTCCTCACGGCCGGCCCCGTTAATAGCCCGGCCAGCTCGCCCCGCGGATTTGCCCACCAGGGGTTTCCGAGGTGCCGCGGTCTACGCGCGTGTCTCACGCCAGCCCTCCACCTCGGTCAGGTCGTAGACCGGGCCTGCGGCCAGCGTCGCTACCGGAGCCGGGAACCCGGTACTGGCGACCCAGTACCCGACCGCTCGTCGGCTGACACCGAATCGAGCTGCGATCTCGGCGACTCCGGCGAGGTTCTCCGGGTCCACCAGCCTGGCCCCGACAAGGCCAGACCAGGCCTGCAGGGCCTGCAAGACCTTCGGACGATCAACGAAATGTTCCGGAACGTACACGCTCACACCGACCCCCTACTTCCGACTGGATGAAGCTTAGCATGCCATAGGTGTACATGAGGATGATCCCAGCTTCGGCCGGGATCATCCTCATGTCGGACTCAGGCGATCGTCGCCAGCCCCTTGCACCCGATGATCCGCCCATTGCCGTCACGGACCTGGTCGAACGGGTACCGCACGTCGGACCGGGTATTGCCGGCCGCGCGCATGCCCATCAGGGTAGGCATGGACACGATGTAGGTGACGCCCTCCTGTGGCTCCGGGAGACCGGAGACCTCGCCGAGTGCCACCGAGACGGCCGGCATCCCATCAATGCTCCCATCGGGACGGACGGTCTCGATGAGTCGGGCGACCGTACCGCTCGGCTCCACCGCGAGAATCATATCCATGTGCTCGCTGAAGCCATTATCGAAAATGGTCACCGGGTGCGGGGTCAGGTTGACAAATACGTTCACGGACACAATTCCTCCCTGATCTGGCTGCTATTCCTGCGTGCCTCGGGCCCGATTCGATCGGGCACCATCGCGGCCGGCCGGGGCTGTCATGCGGGTCGGGCGGGTCAGTTCCACTTCGTAGCACAAACCGGACCGATTCCGTCCTCGATCGATTTCTCATCGGTCAGCTCAGCCCCGCACCGGCAGCAAATTCCGTACAGACGTCCATACTCCTGCGCCTGTGCGAGGGTCATCCTCTCGTCTGCGGACAGCCGGTAAATGGCGCCGGATTCGTAGACGAAGGTCCCTTCGTCAAGGCGCTTGGCATACAGGCGCCCGGACCCCTGCTTGGCGACCTGAACCTTGTAGACCCGCCCCTCGTGCAAGTACATGCCGTCCTCGGTAACCGGGGCGCGACGGGGGCGAGCTGGCCGCGCCAGCTCCGGATCGCGGTCCCATGGGGCGACCGGACCCGCGGGTCCGGTCGCGGCCGGCACGATGTTGCGACCGGAACACTCCCTGACCTGCGCGACGGTCGCGTGCACCCCCTTGCAATGCGCGCAACGGATGATGTGCGGGCGGCTCGTCATTATCATCATGCGTCCATTATGACGCACGATGGCAGTCTATGGCAAGAACTATGTACGGACCGCAGACACGTCGAGCCGCACCCCCTCGACCAGGCCATCTCCGTAAGCCCAGAGCTTTTCCAGCTCCCATCCGACGATGAGACTGTCATCGGCGATGACCCCGGCATCCGTCATTGCGTCGCCAATATTCCTGGCCAGCTTGTCCAGGTCGCCGTAGCGACGACCCACCGGGTATGGGTCCCCCCCCTCAACCCGGCCGGCGAACCAGAACACTGCCCGGGCGGACACCGGCCCGACGTACGGCAGGTATTTGCGTACCGGACCGTCCTGGCCCTGCTCCTGCCCGAGCGTGAAAGCCAGTTTCTCGGCGATCAGCCGGCGCCACAGACCCGACCCAGCCACCTGCTCGACCATGTGGCCACGGCCCTGATGGCGCAAGCTGCCCTTGGTCCGCGGACGGCCCGGGGCGAAGAGCCTCATCGGGTACCTGTCCAGCGGGACCGGGGTCGCCCCCTCGACATAGGTGATCCTCACCCGGGTACTCATCGCATGGCGGCGATTGCGGCAGCCATGTACTGCTGCTCAGTCAGGCCGCGGCACTCCTGCGGCCATTCCTCCGCAGCGACGTACTGCTCATCACTCAAGGACTCGAGCCAGATCTCGTGCAGCACCTCAGTGCAGCGCCGCACCTGCCCGTCCTTTCCGTCCGCCGACCCGCGACTCGACAGGTAAGCCACGAGCGGAATACACAGGAGCATCACGGCAATTCCAATTGCAATGAAATTACGCCTCATCACACCTCATTCCCCGTTGAAGAATCGATATGTCCACACCGTGAACAACATGCTTCAGTCTGAAGGTTCTTCCAATCATCAACACCGCACCCGTCGGCGTCGTCTCCGCCGACCAGGCCCCGGTCGACCAGAGCACCCGTCGATCCAAAAGCCTGGCCAGCTCCAGCCTGGCCAGTTCGGCAACGTCCATCACTAGGCCTCCGTCCGAGCCACGCGCAGGTTGGCCCCGGACAGGTCAGCCCCGGACAGGTCAGCCCTGGACAGGTTGGCCCCAGACAGGTCGGCCCTGGACAGGTCAGCCCCGGACAGGTCAGCCCTGTACAGGTCAGCCCTGTACAGGTCAGCCCCGGACAGGTCAGCCCCGGACAGGTTGGCCACGCGCAGGTTGGCCCCGGACAGGTCAGTCCCGGACAGGTCAGTCCCGGACAGGTCGAGCCCGGACAGGTCAGCCCTGGACAGGCTGGCCCCGGACAGGCTGGCCCCGGACAGGTCGGCCTCGGGCAGGTCGGCCCAGCGCAGGTTGGCCCCGCGCAGGTCAGTCCCGGACAGGTTGGTCCCGGACAGGTTGGCCCCGTACAGGTTGGCCCCGTACAGGTTGGCCCGGCGCAGATCAGCCCCGGACAGGTTGGCCCCGGACAGGTCAGCCCTGTACAGATTAGCCCCGTGCAGATCGAGCCCGGACAGGTCGGCCCCGGACAGGTCGAGCCAGGACAGATCGAGCCCGTCCCGCACCATCTCCATCAGTTCTTCACGTGTTGCCATGTGTCCACCCTAGCACTCTGTGACAAGCTGTGGCGACTGTCGAGCCCCGGACAGGTCAGCCCCGCGCAGGTCAGCCCCGGACAGGTCGGCCCCGGACAGGTCGGCCCTGTACAGGTTGGCCCCGGACAGGTCGGCCCCGGACAGGTCGGCCCCGGACAGGTCGGCCCAGCGCAGGTTGGCCCCGGACAGGTTGACCCTGGATAGGTCGGCCCCGGACAGGTTGACCCTGTGCAGGTTGGCCCCGGACAGGTTGGCCCCGGACAGGTTGGCCCTGTACAGGTTGGCCCTGTACAGGTTGGCCCCGGACAGGTCGGCCCCGGACAGGTCGGCCCCGGACAGGTCGGCCCCGGACAGGTCGGCCCCGGACAGGTCGGCCCCGGACAGGTCGGCCCCGGACAGGTCAGCCCTGGACAGGGCTGACCTGTACAGGTCAGCCCTGGACAGGTCAGCCCTGTACAGGTCAGCCCTGTACAGGTTGGCCCCGGACAGGTCAGTCCCGGACAGGTCGAGCCCGGACAGGTTGGCCCCGCGCAGGTCAGCCCTGGACAGGTCGGCCTCGGACAGGTTGGCCCCGGACAGGTCGGCCTCGGGCAGGTCGGCCCAGCGCAGGTTGGCCCCGCGCAGGTTGGACCCGCGCAGGTGGGCCCCGGACAGGTTGGCCCCGGACAGGTTGGCCCGGCGCAGGTTGGCCCCGGACGGGTCGGCCCCGGACAGGTTGGCCCCGGACAGGTTGGCCCTGTACAGGTTGGCCCCGGACAGGTTGGCCCCGGACAGGTTGGCCCCGGACAGGTTGAGCCAGGACAGATCGAGCCCGGACAGGTCGAGCCCGGACAGGTCGAGCCCGTCCCAAACCATCTCCATCAGCTCTTCACGCGTCGTCATGTGTCCACCCTAGCACTCTGTGGCAAGCTGTGGCGACTGTCGAGCCCCGTACAGGTTAGCCCCGTACAGGTCGAGCCCCGGACAGGTTGGCCCCGGACAGGTTGGCCCCGCGCAGGTCGGCCCCGGACAGGTTGGCCCCGGACAGGTTGGCCCCGCGCAGGTCGGCCCCGGACAGGTTGGCCCCGGACAGGTTGGCCCCGGACAGGTCAGCCCTGTACAGGTCGAGCCCCGGACAGGTTGGCCCCGGACAGGTCGACCCCGTACAGGTCAGCCCCATGCAGGTTGACCCCGCGCAGGTCAGTCCTGGACAGGTTGGCCCCGGACAGGTCGGCCTCGGACAGGTTGGCCTCGGACAGGTCGGCCTCGGACAGGTCGGCCCAGCGCAGGTCAGTCCTGGACAGGTTGGCCTCGGACAGGTCGGCCCCGGACAGGTTGGCCCCGGACAGGTCAGCCCCGCGCAGGTCGAGCCCGGACAGGTCAGCCCTGCGCAGGTCGAGCCCGGACAGGTCAGCCCTGGACAGGTTGGCCCTGGACAGGTCGGCCCCGGACAGGTCGGCCTCGGACAGGTCGGCCCGGCGCAGATCAGCCCCGGACAGGTCAGCCCTGTACAGGTTGGCCCTGTACAGGTCAGCCCTGTACAGATTAGCCCCGTGCAGGTCGAGCCCGGACAGGTCGAGCCCGGACAGGTCGAGCCAGGACAGATCGAGCCCGGACAGGTCGGCCCCGGACAGGTCGAGCCCGGACAGATCGAGCCCGTCCCGCACCATCTCCATCAGCTCTTCACGTGTTGCCATGTGTCCACCCTAGCACTCTGTGACAAGCTGTGGCAACATCAAGGAGTATCGTCGGTGGCACAACGCAGGGCCTCGGCAATGGCCGTCCTCACCGCGGCGCTAGTCCGATCGTCCAGCCCCACGAAAGACAAGGCCGTACCCACGGCTGCAAAAAGGTCGCCGGCCAGCCTCGCGGCAGCCTCGCGCTGCTGGGCCTCGACCCCCAGCTTGACGCTCAGCTCGATCAGGCGTGCCAACCGGTCCCGCTCCTGATCGTGCAGCCTCAGCAGTACGGCTGGGCGCGCTTCCTGCACCAGGTCGACCCCCGGCGCAGGGCCAGAGCCCTTCTCGATACGTCTGGTCGTGCCCCAGATGGCCTCGGTTAGTCCCAGGGCGGAAATCTCCCACCGCAGGTAGTCGATATATCCGGCCGACCAGGCAATCTCCGTGAGCAGCCTCTGAATCGGGTCCACCTCACTGACCTGCTCGCCACGGAAGATCACTGACCAACTACGCTCAATCTCCGCCCTGGCGAGTCGGCGCTCTGCCGCGCGCTTAACATGGGAGATCGACCCTCCATGAGTCTTGCAAACGTTTCCACCAGGGATCGCTACAGCTCGGCACCGATCCCCGGTCCGGGATGAATGTGCGGTACAGCGCCGGGAGGGGTCTTTCTCCCATGGCTGCTGTCTCTTCCCTGTCACGGGACACCCACCTCTGCAATCTCCTGACAATCCTGCCCTACGGCGTTGCTCCGGGGCCGGCATCGGACAGCCATGTCATAGCAACGAATAATGAGCACCAATTTTTCCTGAGTGATGCAAGCGTGCAGGTCAGAGACTAATTTCCCCATCTTCCCCCCGTGCCCAAGTATGCGCGCGAGGGAAAACTTCCCCCACGCTCCACCATCGTCCAACCGTCCCGCGCACCCCCTCCCCTGCGAGGGAGCCACCGAGCCGCCAGACCGCAGCCCCGCCAGGGGCCGCTGGGCTACTGAACCACGGCGCTGAGCTGCTGGATCACGGCGCTGGTGTCGCCCCCGCGGCCCGTACGGCCGCCCCTCCATTGGTTGAATACTCAAGATAGGACGGTAGGACAGTAGGGCGGTAGGACGGTAGGGCGGGACGAAAAAACTTATTTTTGACTATTATCCTCCATAACTCTATGTAATCATTGCAGGTAAGAGAGAGTATTAATCGGACTCGCAAACGCGCGCGAGACTTTTTCTCGCGCTAGACGCTAGGGCATGTCCTACGTCCTACCTCCCGGACGCCTGCTCGTCCTACTTCCGACGCCTACTTGTCCGGCCGCTTCGGACCCGGTTCGATCGTGTTCCCGCTCACGACGACCCAGCCCCGGGCGGCCGCCTCGGCCATGGCCTCGTCGGCCCAGCCCCGGTCCCTGGAGGCGATCGCCTGTCGCACCCCCGCCTTGCCGCCGACGACGCGCACGCCGCGGTCGTGCACCATTTCGGCCACCCGTCGGGCCACCCGCTGCATGGCGGCCGTGGCAGCGGCTTGCTCGCTGGCCACTGCCGACCTGGCCGCCACCGTGACCGCCCGGTCGTCCTCGGCTGCTCGCCGGGCCGCCCGCCGGGCGCTGAATGCGTTCACCAGCCCGTCCCGCACCCCACAGCTGGTCTCCCACAGCACCCGCGTCAGTTCCCAGTCGGCCTCGGTGATCTTGTCCCGCAGGTCCAGCACGGCCAGCAGGGCGGCCAGCTTGGCCCTGTGCAACGGCCAGTGCCCGTTCAGCCCACTAGGGGCCGCCCCAACCCTCCTAGCTGCCACACGGGCCGCGCGCAACTGCACCCTGGCCGCATCTGGAAGCTCCAGGTCCCCGGTCGGCAGCATGTGCCCGACGTTGCGTAGCCCCCCGGGCCAGCTTCCGGCCTCGCCGGCCCCCTCCGCCCCACCGTCGGACACGTCATCGGAGTGCGCCGAGACGAAAAGAAATCGCTGCGGTGTCCCCCCGGCCGCGTCATCGAACAACGGCCCGATCGTGCCGGGCTGGAACCCGAGCACCATCCCCAGTGCATATTCCCCGTCCGGGACGATCCGTCTACGCTCTACCGAGGCATTGGCCTGCCCGAGTGTCTCAGCCTTCCAGGCCTTGCGGATCTCCGAGGCGATGGTCGTCCCGGAGCGCTCCATCATCCGCACCAGGGCCTCGCCCTCATCGGCGAAGAACAGCGCGTGGTCATACATCTTTTTCCTGACCAGCTTCGTTTTTGCCTCGCCCTTTCTGGGGCCGGAAAGGTAAGTTTCGCCAGTCAATTCCTCGACCATCCCGTAAAAAGCCTCGGCCATCCCCTCACCGCTACCCAGCGGTAGTCCGTCGTTGTCCGGCATTCCCGGTAACGGGCCCGGTACCGGCAGCAGCTCCCGTGCACAGCGCCACGCCTCGGACTTGCCTGCCGAGGAGTCCCCCACCACCACCACGGCGAGATTCAGGCTGGCCCGTCCCAGCCCCGTATCGACCCGTACTGACGGCCGGATGAACGCGCTCAGCCGGGCCAGCACGCAGCCGAGCACGGCGTCCGGGCTGAGCACCCGGCTCAGCGCCGCGGCCCGGATCACTCCCAGCGCCGCGCCGGTACCCCAGACCTCTTGTGGAAGGTTGGCCAACCCCGCCGACCCCGTCACGGCCGGCGCCGTACGCTCCCGTGCAGCCCCGGAACGTTTCCGTCCAGGCCAGAGATCGCCGCCCCCGCCCGGCGGTGGCCCCATAGGCCCGGCTGACGGCTTCGTGGGCCCCTGCGGGCCCGGCTCCGGCCCGTCGCCCGGCCCGTCATACGCCGAGGTGTCATGCCGGGCCCGCACCTCGGCGATCCGCGCCGCGGTGAGCTGTCCCACGGCGAAGCCGACCACCCGGTCGAACTCGCCAGCCGCGTCGCGGCGGCGGAGCTCCTGCTCGTCAAACCGGGCCAGGAACTGCGCGCGCAGCTCGCCGAGGACCGGCCGGGCCGGGAAGCGCCCGGCCGCGGCCTCGCGCACGATCCAGCACGCAGCCCGGACGCAGGCATCATGCCGGCCGGACCCGCCGGTGACCTCGGCGGCGAACATGCTCAGGATCGCCCGCGACGCGAACGGCCCCGCCTGCGCCGTGGTGCAGTAGTCGAGAAATTGCTCGACCTCACCCTTGCTGGCGATGTCCCGTGCACCGTCGGCATCAGGCAAGGCCTGCGCCACCTCATCGGGGAGGAAAGGAATCTCCCCGATCCTCACCCACCGGTAACGTCCCCCGGCCTCCCGGTGGCGTGTCGGGGTGACGACGATGACCCCATTCGCCCCCCTGACCTCCCCCCATCCGCGGCCACCGATCCCGGTTATCCTCCCGGTGGAGTTTCCGAGCCTGTGCCCCGGCGGGACCCGGAAGACGTAATGCCCCCGGCGGGGGGAGCCATCCTCCCTGGTGCGCTGGAACGGTGCCAGGTCCAGGTGCTCCCACAGCCATTTCGGGACATTTTCGGGGTGGTCAACATCGAAGATGACCAGTCCGCACGCGCCGGCGTGTAGAAAAATCCCCGTACCGTCCGCACAGCCGGCGAACCAACCGGCAATCACCTCGGCGTTATCACTCGTCCTGGTCGGCCAGCCCTTCCCCAGGATCGATCCGGGGTTTTTCGATCCGGCGGTCAAGGGGCCGACCATCAGTCCGGCCGCAGCGTAGGCCAGGGCCGCGGACAGGACGTCCGCGGTCGTCGCGATTTTCGGGATATTCACGTTATCGTTTCCTTGTCATTCGACCGCATGCGGACAGGGAGAGCCGCCGCCGGGCCGGAACCCGGCGGCGGCTCTCCCTGTTGCCGGGACCGGAACCCGGCGGTGACTCACACCTCCATCCCGCCGAGTCGCTCGTAGACCAATTCCTGCGCCCGGTACAGATCTCGCTCCGCCGTCGCCGCGGGGCCATCGGCGGCCGGGACGAGGTAGACCGGGTCGCCGGGCGGGGGCGAGCCGGATATCTCGGTGCCGCCCCGGCCCCGCAGGCCGACCTCCCCACCCACCCCGGCCCGGACCACCACCCACCAGGTCCACCCCGCCCGCTCCCCACCGAGGAGCACCTCGTCGCCGGGGACGACCCCGGCCCAGGTCAGCCAGATCCCGCCCCGGCGTGCCGGCCTGCTCATGACCCGATTCCCGCACACGCCTGCCTCAGCCCGGTCCGGACCACCCCGCCCCCCTCGCCGGGGATCCAGACCTGGGGGGACTCCCACCTTCCCCAGCCTGACCCCGGCTCCCCGATCTCACGCCGCTGCCAGACCGCGACGAAGGCCCGGGAACGCAGCGCCAGGGACTCCACCCGGACCGCGATGTCCCGGGTCCTGCGCTCCCGGGCCTTTCTGCCCTCCTGCGGCACGGTGCCGGCATCGACGAGCACCGTCCGGGTGGTCCACCCCCGGGCGTACGTGACCGCCGCGGGGACCCCCGACCTCCAGCACCGATCCAGGGTCGTGCGGGCCCCGGTGCACAGCTCGTCCCGGGTCGCGACCCGGGACCTGACCTGTGCCGGGGGTAGGACGACCTCCTCGTGTCTGGCCACCACATCCCTGCCACGGATCCGCAGGTCCGGATCCGTGTACACCCGTTCGGTGACCGGACGCCTGTCGGGGCACCAGCGCGGCTGATGCCCGTACTCGACGCAGTCGCACTCCCAGCCGCGAATCGTGACCACGGCCATGACTACTCCCCCTCCCGGGCCCGGGTCAGATCCAGCAGCTCCCTACGGGACACCCGGACCCAGGCCGTGCCGCGCCGGCCCCGGACCGGCGGCCGCGGGGAGTATCGGCTGATCATCCCTTCGGCCAGCCATCGGTCAATCGTCCGAATACCGACATCCAACAACTGAGCAGCCTCCTGCCTGGTCAGCAGGTCGTCTCGCACTTCACCCACGTCTTCCACGTCTTCCGCACCCCTCACCTTCATCCCGCCTCCTCGACTCATCCCCGATCTCCGTACATCCATGGCAGTCAATCTATGGCCGGACCGCCACGGGGGTACATGTCAATCTTGCACCTCCATGACAGTCCATGTACAGTCATGGCAATGCAATGGGCACAGACAGGGAGAGCTGGAACAGTCACGTGGGTGAGCTGATCTTCGAAAAAGGCATGAATAGGGGAGGTTTCACACTCGGCGAGAGCGTGGTCTCCGCCGGGGGGACCGGTGGCTGGCAGGGATGGGAGGTCATGTCGGACGGATCCGTCATGGACAACCACCGCAGCGGGCGGCACACAGAGGCGCACATAGAGATCACGCGCCAGCACGGCTCGGACGATTTCGAGGCGACCATCACGGTCACGGACAGGGCCGGGCTTCGGGGGCTTTTCCGCGGCCGGGTGCGCGGCAGCGTCCGCGACATCCTCAGCAGGGCTGTGATGGAACAGGACGTCGGAGAGGTCCGCGGATGGGGTCCGGGAGTCCATCCGGGGCATCCGCCGGGGTGAGAGTGGCACGTCCGGCGGGACATACGAAGCCGTTGACGACGGATGGGGAGGGGAGTGAGGTGGAATTCGAGATCAAGGCACCGGACCTTGTCTAGTCATTGGCAACAGGAGCACCAGGCGAAAGTGAGGGAATATGTGGTCAATGATCCTGATCGTGATTCTGGCGATCGTGACCACCTGGATCTTCTTTTTCAGGTCCAAGGTGGATCCGGAAGGTAAAGAAGATCGCCAGATCCTGACAATCTCCGGAGCGCTCAGTGCGGCTGCGCTCAGTGCGACTATCTTCCTGTGCACCTTCACGGTGGTGCAGGGATACGAGGTCGGCGTGCCGGTAACCTTCGGGAACGTCGGTAGGCCGATGAACTCCGGCGCCCACGTAGTGGCTCCATGGACCAGGGTGGAGACCTACCCCACCCGTCCACTCACGGTTCCGGACGTGACAATTAAGGCCCGTACCAGCCAGGGTGGCATGTTCACGATCACCATCGGGGCACGGTGGTCCGTCGACCGTGCCGGAGCACGTGAGCTGTACTTCCAGGCCCGGACCGGGGACGAAGAGGAGATCACCAAAAAGATAGTCGATAAGGCATTGGGGCAGACCACGCAGAACGTGTACTCGCGCCTCGACAACGCCGCGGCGATCAACGACCGGGCCGGGGTCGAGCACAAGCTGCTCGACGAGCTGTCAAAGCAGCTGAAACAATTCGGCATTACTGCGAACAACATCTTCTTGAGAGAGGTTGAGCCGGACAAGGCGACGGCGTCAACGATCGCCCAGCTGACGGCACAGCAGCAGGCCACGAAAGTTGCCATCGCGTCCCAGCAGACGGCGACCGAGCGGGCCAAGGCGCAGCGGATCACCGCCGACGGCCTGCGTGCCGCGGCGGCCGCGACGCCCCCGAACCTGACGCCGCAGCAGGTCCAACTGCTGTGCCTGCAGGCCTGGGAGCGTCAGGTCTCGGAGGCAACGAGCAGGGGCGTGGTCGTCTACACCGCGCCGTGCTCGCGGGCTCCACAGGCAATCGCCAAGTAGCACGACTACCGGCCTCCGGCGTGGGCACGCGCCGGAGGCCGGTAACCCGGGCCTTCGACGACAGATGGGGTGGAGAGCAATGGAATTCGAGATCAAGACGCAGGACCTTGTCTGGCTATTGGCGGCGACAATTCCGCTGGCCTCGACGAATACTTTCCTGACAAATTTCAACTGCGTGATGCTGCGCCGTCAGGGCAACTACCTCACGGCCACGGCCAGCGACCGGTACGTGGCCGGTATCGCCCGCCGCCGGGCTGCGGCGGCCGGCCTGCCGGCACCGGAACCGGGCTGGTCCTTTCCGCTCGGGCTCAAGGATGCCAAGGAACTGCTCAAGCTCGCCCGTGGCAGGAGCGTTGACAAAAGGGCCCTGGTGCCGTTCGTCGATCACAGTGATGGCTGGCTCGAGATACCCATGTCCGGTAGGGGGTTCCGCGAGTTCGGGCTACTCCCCGGTCAGGACCGTGATGACGTGGGCGGTTTCCCGGCCGTGCACACCCTGCTCGCGCGCAATATCGGCCAGCTACGACAGGAGCTGTGCGGGGTGAGCGGCATCGACCTTGCCAAGGTCGCCCAATTCGCACCGGCCGCGAAAATGGTCTGGAAATCGTGCGGTGAGTACGCGCACTGGTGGCGGACGAACGGTGCGGGTGATTTGAGTCAGTGGGCCGTCAGGATCGGAGATGACTTCATCGGCCTGGTCATGGGTGTACGCCTACCGCAGGACCGGGCCGAGCTTGACCTCACTCCGGCAGCCACGCGAGCAGAGTGGTCGGACATTTTGTGTCCGTAATGGCAAGCCATGTACACTCGTGACAACCGAACCGAACCGAAGAAAACTGAAATGAGTGAAATGAGAATCAGGGCCGCGGGGATATCCCTCACCGTCGGAGAACTCCGTGAGGCTATTGACGGCCTCGCGGATACCGATCAGGTTTTCGCACACGATCGGCTCCTGAGCATCGTCGAGACGAACAGCACCGGGGTCGAGCTCGACCCAGACGTTGCGGCCCTCGACACCGATGACCTAGAAATGATCATGACATCGGTCAGGCAGATCCGCGAACTCGCACGGAACGGGCAGGTCCGCGAGATCGCCGACAATCTGATCGAGGAATTCGGATGACCGCGACCGGACTCCCCCTGAGGGACTACCAGGTGGAGATCTTGTCCGCCGTTCGCCGGGCGCTGCTCGGCGAACAGCGCGGCACCGGTAACGGCCCGGTCAACCGGCCGGCCGTGGCCGCGGCCACCGGTGGTGGGAAGACCGTCATGTTCTCCCATCTGCTCGCGGACGGTAAATGGACGCCGAGCGTCGACCGGCGTAGCCGGCGCCTGGTACTGGTGCACCGCGACGAGCTGGCGCAGCAGGCCAGAAAGACCATCCGGGCTGCCGATCCCGGGCTGGCCCGCGACGGCGGGATCGGGATCGTCAAGGCAGAGCAGAACGAGGTGGATGCGCACGTCATCATCGCCTCGGTGCAGACGCTGGCCTCTCCCGGCCGCGCTGAGGCGATCCAGGATGTCGGCATGGTGATCTGCGATGAAGCGCACCATGCCAGTGCCCCGACCTGGCGCGGCGCCCTCGCACAATTCGGGGCCTGGAACGGCGTGCCGACGATCGGCTGGTCGGCCACCCTGGCCAGGGCGGACGACCAGCACCTCGGCGATATCTGGCAGGAAGTGGTCGCCCAATGGACGATCATCGACGGGATCAAGTCGGGGAACCTGGTTGACGTCCAAGGCCTGCGGATTCAGGTATCCGACCTGGACACCGCGAAAATCCGCCAGTCCCACGGCGACCTGCAGGCCGGGCAGCTGTCCGAGGCCCTGTGCGACGCCGAGGCCCCGGAGCAGGTCGCCAAGGCCTACGCCGAGCACGGGATGCGCGAGGATGGCACGCCGCGCCCCGCCGTGGTGTTCGCCCCGTCCGTCGAGACGGCGCAGGCCACGGCGCAGGCACTCACCGCGGCGGGATATCCCGCCGAGCTAGTGTGCGGCGACACCCCGCTGGACGAGCGTGCCGGCATCTACGAGCGTTTCCGCAGGGGTGAGACGGTGGCCCTGGCGAACGCCATGGTCCTCACGGAGGGCTGGGACGCGCCGTGGTGCGAGGTCGCCATCATTATGAGGGCGACCAGGTCCGCCCTGCTCTATACCCAGATGATCGGCAGGATTCTCCGCCCGTGGCCGGGGAAGGCCAGCGCCCTGGTGCTGGACGTCGTCGGAGCCAGCGAGGACAACGAGCTGGCAACCATGGCCGACCTGAGCAGGACGGTCAAGGTCGTCAAGGGGAAGATTGACGAAGGAATCTCACTCCTCGACGCCTTCACCACCGCAGAGGATCAGCTCTACGGAGTCGAGGACGGCTCTCCGCTCCGCGGCGCGATGCGCGCCGCGGCCCGCCGTGGCGACACGGACACCGAGGTCCATGCAACCGCTTTCGATCTGCTTTCCAAGTCGAAAGCGCTGTGGATGAGCACCCCGAAAGGGATCATGTTCATCCCGTCGGGGGAATGGATCCTATTTGCCTGGCCGTCGGGGAACGGGGGTTTCACCCTGGGCCGCATCGCGAATCGGCCGGCGCGCAGCAAGGCGATCAAGATCGACGGATACGAGGATCTCCCGCTGGTCTATGCCCTCCAGCACCTGGAAAGACTGGCCCTGGAAAATGACCGGACCCTTTCGAGTAAGAAGGCGTCTTGGCGTCGGGGTTTCACCCCGGCAACCACAGCGCAGACGAGGTACGCCGGCCAGATCGGAGTCCAGGTGAAACCTGGAATGACCAAGGCCGAACTGTCCGACGCGATCAGTGTACGGATTGCTCAGATAGCACTGGACTGAACGGAGTGGGGAAAGAAAATGAAGGTCATCACACCGGACAACGCGACGGCGTGGCCGGGCTCGCGCAAAGAGACGCACATTCCGCCGGAGAAGTTGGTCAACTACATCGAGGGAGGTCATGGGTCATGATGGCCGGGCACCTTTTGCGAAAGGGGCGTGGAAGTAAGGAAAGCCGAGCGGTGATCGGGGATGACGGGCCGGCGCCGCGCCGCGGTGGGTACGGCTACTGGTGGCTCGCGGTCGGCCTGACCGTAGCAGGGCTTGCGCTGGTCATCGGGGCGAGGCAACTGGGGACGGCGTTCGATGGGGCTACCGTCGTGACCTTCGGCGAGAAAGCCGACCTCGGCTACGGAGCTGGCCTGACCTGCTCGGCTCCGGTGGAGATGCAGCGCTCGCGCCTCACCTGGGAGCCGCCGGAAACCGGGTACATCGTCAGCACGACCTGCACCATAACCGCCGGGGACGACATGATCGACGCGTACATGATGGTCAACACTTTGATCACATCGGATGGCGTCCAGAACGACCAGGTCATTGACCCCGGGCTCAATGGCCCGCGTTTCGTTCCGGCGCACAGGTCGATCACCTGGGAGATGGCGTATGGGATCAACGATCGACGGGACCTGACATTGATCGTATTCCTCGCGAGCCCTCGCTACGATACGGTCACTTTCACGTCGGAAACGGGCTTGTGAGCGACTCGACCGCCATTTCACAACAGGCCCCAACCTGACCGGTCGGGGCCTGTTGCATTCCTTGAACCGCATGATGTAAACTGTCTTACATGAAGGCAACGAGGACAGCCGCAGAGATCCGGGCAATGACGCGTGCGAAGCGCCGGGGGCCGGTCCGCACCTTTACCACCTGGCGTATCACCTATCCGGACGGCGTTTTCGAGATCATCTTGACCGAATACCCGCCGGATGGTTACTGGGATCTGGACGCAGCTTCTTTCATCGGCCTCGACCGCTGGGAGTCCGGGCAGTGGGTTGACCTCTACAACACCGAGCCGATGGAGATCCTTTACTGACCGGTCGGGGCCAATTGCATTCCATGGCGTAAGGTGTTTTACTAGTTGCATGACGACGATGAAGAGCCTCACCCCCGCAGCCCAGGCGGCGATCGAATCCCTGTCCTGGCAGCACCGGGAGGCCGCGCTTGACCTGCTGGACATCGCACGGGGCCGGCAGGCGACACGCACCTATGGCGCGCAGTTGATCGTCCGCCTCGGTCTCGCCGGACAGGACCCGACCACCGGCAGGCACTTCATCACTTCGGCGGGCGCCGCGTACCTACAGGGCGTTTTCGCTCCGGCCCCGAAGCAGCCGGGTGTCGACGAGCTGGTCACCGTAACGGTGTCGCTGTGACGGACCAGGCCGATCCGGACCTTCAACTGGATCGAGCAGCCCTGGCCCTGGCTGCCGGAAGGGAACATCTGCGCAGGGGGCGCGAGTCCGCGATCGAGATCCTTCCCCGGGCTGTGGAGAAGCACGGAAAAGCCGCCGTGGCAAGAATTCTGGCGATCTCCAGGCCGACACTGGACGCTTGGCTACGGGAAGCAAGAGAGATCAACGAGCGAGGTGAGCAAATTACGCAAGGTCACTCCGAGTGACACCTGCATTACAACGCTGGTCAACTTCACCATCATGGCGATGCTCTTCACCATCTTCGCAGTCTGGGGAGTGGGGATCATCCGATGACAGTGGCCCCGGTCCGGTGAGTGTCGGACTGGGGCCACTGTCATACCATGCCATAGGTGTACACTGTCCGGTGATAGAACCGACCGGGCAGAGGCTGGGCGAGATGAGGAGATGGGATGGGGTTCGACATCGGAGATATTTCCGCTCCGGACCGGGGCGCGACCGACGAGGCCACCGGGATCGGGGTGGACCGGTTCGGGCGGTACCGACTACCGGTGCCACCTACGGATCGTAACGCCGGCGTTACCGCGGCGGGCGGCCCGCTACGGTCCTACAGCCGGGCGACCACGATCTCCAGTTCGATGGAGTATCGCGGGAATTTGGAGGCGTGGACCCTGCGGGAGACGGTCCACGGCGTCAGCCTACGGCCGGACCTGGTACTCAAGGCCCAGGGGAGCGGCGACGACCGTAGGGCTCTGGATGAGGTCGTCGCCGAGGCCCAGGCGGTCTCAGGCATGCACAAGGGCCGCAATGCGGGCACCGGCATGCACGGAGTCACCACCGAGGTTGACAACTTGCTGACACAGGGCAATGAACGGTCGGCCGAGGTGTGGTCGGCAATTGAAAGTCTGGCCGACTTGGCCCCAGTCAAGTATCGCGGTGACGTGCTGGCCTACGCGCGGCTGGCCGCCGAGGTCCGGATCCGCCCCCCGACGGACGGTGGTAAGGCGGACGAGCTAATCGTGGTCCATCCGGATCTCATGATTGCCGGTCGGTTCGACAAGGTCCGGATAATCGATAGCGAGCTGGTCATCGTGGACGCGAAGACGCAGAAGGATGAGCCCGGAAAGTACGGACAGTTGCCCATCGCGATGCAGCTGGCCATCTATGCACATGCGCCGTGGATCTACGACGACACCAACCCAGCGGCGCCGTGCTGGCGCCCGGCATACCCGGTCAGCAAGCGTGTGGCTTACGTAATCTGGCTGCCGTCCGGAACGGGCCGTGCCAAGTTGATCAAGGTCGATATTGCCCGGGCGTGGCTCTGGGTCGAAACCGCGATGAAGGTCCGGGAATCCAGGAACGTGAAGGACCTGTACTTCCCCTTCGCCGAGATCACGGTCCCGGACCCGGTGAGTGTCGAGGCGCCCTCGACTCCGACTCAGGATCCCGCACCGATGTCACAGCCGGCCTCGGACCCGGTAAGCGTCGAGGCGCCCCCGACCCCGACTCAGGATCCCGCACCGACGCCACAGCCGGGACCGGGCGGGATCATCCCGGCGGTCAAGGTTGCCGGATCGGCGAAGCCGAAGGCTGGCGGGCGCCGGTGCGGCAAGTGCGGGGGGACCGGTCACAACGCCCGTACCTGCTCGGGTGGCCAACAACAGCCCTGCGCGCACACCCATGGATGGAGACGGGATCCCGAGAGCGAGATGTGGGTATGTGCGGGCTGTGGAGCGCCCGGGGTTGACCCCCGCATGACGATGGGCGGCGATCCCGCAGCGGATATGCCGGCACCGCGCAGCCCCGGACCTGATGGTGCCGTGCAGGTACTGCGCGAGGCCACCCCGACCCCGACCCCGACCCCGACCCCGGCTCCGGCTACGCCGTGGCAACAGCCCGAGTCGAGCCCCGATCCCGACGAGATCCCGCCGGAGCGGATCCCGCCGGGCCTTGAGGACCAGCAGTTGCCGGTCCTTAGGGAGATCCTCGGGGCGAAGACGGCGGACGACCTGACCAAGATTTATGACGCGGCCACGCGATCCGGGCTCTGGAGTGCCGTTCTGATGGAGCCGGCACAGAGCCGGTACCTGGAGTTGACACAAGAAATCACCTCTTGACGTCAGTGGCGATCTGCGGCAACCTATTGGAAGTAGCCCCCAACGGGTGACGGAGAAGGCACCCCGTCGGGGGCTACTTCCAAGACCCCGGCGCCCAGCAGCCCATCCGTGCCAGTGTTGTTCTGGCTGGGCGCCGGTCATCACAGAACAGAATCGAACAGAATGAATGAGAGGAGATAGAGAATGGGATTGTGGGATGAGGAGGTCGCTCCGGCGCGATCCGGGTTCCTCAGGTTCGTCGACTTCTTTCAGGACCCGGACAACATCCGCCCCGGCGAGATCGGCAGACTCCTGCTGATCTCACCGCTCGTCAGTGGTGAGCGGGAGTCGACCCTGCAGGGGCAGCAGGGCAAGCTGTACCCCTGGGTGGAGTGCGATATCGCCGTTCTGGACGGGCCGGTTTCTGAAATAATCGAGGAGGTCCCCTTCGTCTATGAGGGATTCCAGTTCTCGGGGGCGACCCTGACCGGCATCCTGATGCCGAAGCTGAGGACGGGGGGAACCGTCCTGGGACGTGCTTCCGCTCACAAGTCGAAGGGTTTCAACACCTTGGGCTGGGGATTGGAAAAGCCGACTCCGGCCGACTTCGAAATGGCCAAGACCTTTCAGCGCACCATGCAGGAGCGTGAGCGGGCCAAAGAGCAGGCGACGATCCGGGCCCAGCAGGCCGATGACCCCCGGTCAGGTCCGTCCGGCGACGAACAGGCAGCAGCCCTGCCATGGGCACGGCGATGACCATGTGCGAGCTGGTCCGCCCGGTTGCCCGGCACACCATTGCCGGGGTGGCCAGTCCGATCTATGACCAGCTCGTTGCCGAATATGGTGCTCCAGGTTCGGGAGAGTGCAACATTGCGCCCCCATGCAGGGGCGAGATCATGGAGGAATTCAATGTTGACACAGGAGTGGAAGAAATCGAGCCGGTCAAGCGAGGCGAACTTCTGCGTAAAGGTTCGCAGGACTGATGCCGGATCTGTCGTCGTCGGTGACACGAAGACCGACGAGGCCGAGCTGTACTTCAGCCCGGCCGAATGGTTCGCCTTCATCGGCGGGGTGAAGGACGGGGAATTCGACCTCCCCGCCTGATCCCGGACACACAGCGACCCCCGCCGCTCCGACCCACGGCGGGGGTCGCTGTGTGTCCGGGGTCAGGCGGGGGTCCGTCGCGGGTTCACCCTGACGGCCTGGTCCGGCTTGATCGGGTCGTGCACGATGGTGAAACCAGCCTCCAACTGTTCGGACGTTGCCTCCCAGGCAACCCCGCCGAGTTCGGTGATCTCATCCACGGCTTCCTCGTACGGACCCATGATCGGTGCTGCGTACCGGTCGGCGGCACCGAACCAGGTGACCCAATAGCCCTGACGGTTACCCGCCCCCACCCTGACGACCCGCACCTTCATGTCCTCATCCTCCTCGTCGATGTCATGCGTCCCGGCCTTTCGGTCGCCGATG